GCAAGACGGCAACCTCATCACAGGGACGGAGCAGGACTGCACGCCCTTTGTCGAGGATGTCCACAACCGCGTCGTCGCAGAGGCTACCGGCACCAAGGATGTGAAGCACGCCGCGCGCCTGCCGAATGTGCTGGTTGAGCAGTATTGCAACACGCACGGCATCGGCTTCGATGAGTTTATGCAGAACCCGGTCCATGCGCGGGTGATGTGCAATGACCCGGCGCTTGCCTCCTTTCGCATCTGGTTCGGGCGCGTATGAGCATCACCAACTACACCGAGTTGCAGGCGAGCCTTGCCAACTGGCTTCACCGCTCCGACCTGATCGCGCTGATTCCCGACTTCATCACGCTTGCCGAAACGCGCATGAACGGAACGTTGGTGTCGCGCAACATGGAGGTCCGCGTGACGCTCACCTGCACCCCTGCGGTTCGCTCGGTGGCGTTTCCCAGCGACATGATGGACATGAAGCGGCTTGCAGTGATCGACTCCGACCCCGTTGGCGTTCTCCAGTACAAGTCACCCGATCAGTTGATGGAGGACAACGCCTACATCACGGCGGTGGGTCGTCCTGCGTGCTTTACGGTTGTCGGCTCAACGGTTGAGCTTTCCCCGACGCCTGACAAGGCCTATCCGCTCGAATTGATCTACATGCAGCGCATCCCCGCGCTCTCGAACACCAACCCGACTAATTGGGTTCTGAATCAAAACCCGAACATCTACCTATTCGGCGCCTTGATGTCATCGGCCGGCTTCACTCAAGACGAAGAAATGCATCCGCTGTGGGAGAAGAAGTATCTCGCCGCCGCTGATGTCATCAACAACGTTGACTGGTACACCGGCTCGACCATGAGGGTGAAAACGCGGTGATTACCGTACCGTCAGCGGGTGAGTACGGGCTGATCATCGATGCCCTGCCGCAAGAGCTGCCCGTGAACGGGTGGAGCTACGCGCAGAACATGCGGTTCCGTGACGGCTATGCAGAGCGCTTCCGGGGTTCCTCTCCTGTTCTCACGACGCCCCCGGTGATCCCCTACTGGATCGCCCCGTACCGCAACGCCAACAGCAAGTTCTGGATTCACGCCGGCGTCGCGCGTGTCTACTCCGATGACGGCTCGACGCAGACCGACCTGACGCCCACGACGGCGTTTGCCGGTGCTATCGATGACCGCTGGACAGGCGGTTCGGCTCAAGGCGTCATGGTCATCAACAACGGCGTAGACCTGCCGCAGTTCTGGGCTGGCAACGTCGCCACGAAGTTCGCCCCGCTGACCGGCTGGAATGCCGTGTGGCGCTGTGCGTCGATCCGCCCCTTTAAGAACTACCTTGTCGCCCTCGATGTCACGAAGTCAGGGACGCGGTTCGGGAACATGGTCAAGTGGTCCGCAGCGGCCAATCCGGGCGCACTACCTCCGACATGGGACGAAACCGACGCCACGAAGGACGCGGGTGAGCAAGACTTAGCGGAGACGACCGACTTCATGGTTGACTCCATGCCGCTCGGTGACTTAAACATCATCTATAAAGAACGGTCGATGTACGGAATGCAGTACATCGGCGGCACGTTCGTCTGGCGGTTCTTCCGCCTGCCCGGCGATGTGGGAATGCTGGCCCGTGGATGCGTCGTCAACACGCCCAAGGGCCATGTGGTGATGACTCCCGGCGATGTGATCTTGCACAACGGCCAAGGCCCGCAGAGCATCGTCAACGGTCGGATGCGTCGGTGGCTGTTCAACAACATCGACACCACTTACTTCGCCCGCTCGTTCCTGTGCGTCAACCAAGCACGCAACGAGGTATGGATATGTTTCCCCGAAGGTGGGCAGACGACTTGCACGCTGGCGCTGGTCTGGAACTGGGAGACCGACACCTTCGGTATCCGCAACTTGCCTAACGCCACCTTCGGCGGCTCGGGCTCGGTTGTCACTGCCAGCAATGCTACTTGGGCAGCGGACACCGAGACATGGGCTGTAGACGCAACCACTTGGAACAATGACGGCTTCTCGTCTACCGAGACGCGGCTGCTGATATCGGGCGCCGGTCCCCTTGTCTCGCTGATGGAGACCGGGGCGCTGTTTAACGGCGTCGCACCGACCTGCACGCTTGAGCGGACCGGGATGTCATTCGACAAGCCCGATGTGGTCAAGACGGTAAGAGCCGTCATCCCTCGCCTGGACGCAACGCCGGGAACGGTAGTAAACCTGCAAGTGGGTGGATCAATGGACGCGGAGGTGGCGCCTACGTGGTCCGCTCCCGTGAGCTACACGGTGGGCTCTACCTACAAGGCCGACTTCTTCGCCACGGGGCGCTTCCTGTCGTTTCGCATCACCAGCACCTCGGCGCAACCGTGGCGGCTCAAGAGCTTCGATGTGGAAATGCAAGGGCGCGGTAAATACTGATGTACACGCCGACCCCCATCCCGCTGAGTGCTGACGCGCTGCCCGCCTACCTCGCCACTGAGCTACAGGCGCTCTCTCAGAGCCTCTCGGCCTCGGTGCCTTTCCTGACCCTTCAGACACTCAATGCCGCACCCGCAAGGCCACGTGAAGGCATGGTTATCAAGATTGACGGCGTGAACTTCAACCCGGTGCCCGCAAGCGGAGCCGGCTTCTACGGCTATCGAGCGGGCGTGTGGCGCTTCCTCGGCTAAGGACAGACATGGGACTTCTAGGCAATTCAGGCCCGCAACAAGTGGGCAACGTTGACCCGCGCACGGGGCGACCGTATCAATTCGGTACGGGCCAAATGGGCGCGGGCAACAACTGGTATTACTCAGACACGCCGTTTATGCAACATAACGGCAGCACGGGCGAGTCTTGGATTAACAACCCCGTCAACTACGATCCCGCGCTGATGCGCAGCATCGGCTTCGACGGCCCCTCGCAAGTCAACACGGGCGGATCGGGAACGAGCGAGCAGTGGGATACGAACCCCGCTTTGCTGCAACATCTGCGTGACCGTGGGCTACGTCTGGCCGTCAGCACGGGCGGGCTCAACACCGGCAAGAACTACGAACGCGCCTTCGATGCGCAGGGCAACCCCGTAGGCAGCGAGACGAGCTGGGATCAGAACGACGACCCCGGCAATGTGTTCCTTATGGGCATGCTTGGCGCGGGTGCCTTTGGCGGCGCGGCGGCATTGGGCGCTGGCGCTGCTGGCGCTGCGGGCGGTGCTAGTGCTGGGCAGACAGCCGCAGAAGCTAACGCCGTCGCTCAGATTAACGGCAGCGGCGCGATGGTGGCGAGCAGCGCAGGCGGATTGCCTGAAGGCGTGGCTCTAGGAGGCGCAGAAGGCGGCGGGATCGGAGCTGGCGTAGGCGGCGTCACCCCCGGCCTCGGATCGGCGGGCTATGTGACCCCCGGACTGGGTGCTGGCGGCGGTGGCGGCGGCTTGCTCGGCGGGCTCACGGCCGAGCAACTCGTCGGCGGCGTTGGTGCAGCGGCAAGCGCAGCAGGTGGTGGCGGTGGCAGTGGTGGTGGCGGCTTTGGTGATTACGCCGGAAGAGCCCTGCAATTCGCCGGCTCTCCCGTTGGTGGCGCTGTCATCGGCGCGCTGGCTGGCGGTGCGGGTGCAGGCTCTGGCCTCAACAGCGCCACGACATCGCAACAGAACCGGCTCGACCCGCGCCTCGGGAACTACGTCTACGGGCAGAACGGCAACAGCGGCCTGCTCGGCAACGTCAACAACGTCTACTCGCAGCAGCTTGCGCAAGGCGGCTTGAACGACCAACAGCGTCAGGGAATGAGCAACCAGCTCGGCGTGTTGAACAGCCCGACCTACCAGTCCGGGTTCGACTCAATGCGCAATGCGGGCCAAGGGCTCTTGAACCAGCCGCAAGCCGCTAACCCGTTTATGACGGGACAGGCGCAGCTTCAGCAGGCCAATCCACAAATTGCCGCGCTAAATCAAGCGCGGTTGCCTTACGGGGGTAAATGATGCCGACGAACCCTTACGCCAGCCCCGGAATGGGCTCGCCATCGAACAACCCCTACGTTGACGCGCAGGCCAGTTCCATCTCGCAACAGGCGAATCAAAATCTCGGCCTTAACACGATGCCCGCGATTGCTTCCGCTGCGAACATGGCGGGCGGCTTCGGTGGCTCGCGTCAAGGCGTGGCTGAAGGTGTTGCAACGGGCCTGAGCAATCAAGGCGTGTCTAACGCGCAATCGAACCTGTACGCCAACGCCTACAACACCGACCAGCAGCACAACCTCGGGATGCAGGGGCAGAACTACAACTTCTACACGCAGAACCGCCAGCTTGACCAGTCGGGCGCGCAACTCGGCGCCAACCTTTACAACCAGGGCGTCAATGGCAACCTGAGCCAAGGGGCGGGGCAATACGCCATCGGCTCGCAACAGCAAGCCGCACCGTGGACCGCGCTTAACAACGCGGGCAACGCCTTCAATCAATACAGCGGCCTCGGCGGCTCGCAGACGAACACGCAGAACGGTTCGACGCTCGGCGCTATCACGGGCGGTGCGCTGCTCGGCTCTCAAGTGCTTGGAAAC